AGTCAATGGATCACGATAGGGAATTTGGACTGCTTCACTTGCCCATTTTTGTATACTTGGATTTGTATCGCAGAATCTCATGAAACTTAATTCCCACGAGCTGCGATAGGTGGGCACTTTCAGTCCTACGTATTTGTTTGGCTGAGTCATTACAAACTTGCCACGTGCAAATTTGCTAGCCATATTATACTAGTATGTTGCGAGATTCAAACGTATCTGATACTGTAGCAACACGATATCCTAAGACGCTGACCTTCTCTCGATAAGCGTTTAATACTTCTGCAACTACTTGACTTAGTTGCACATCGGACAATGCTTTTAATGTGTCTAACAATGTAAAGACATTTACATTATCAACCCTGGCTTGATTTAGCAATACAATACTTGTGCTTCTTGCGCTGTCAGTGTCAAAGCCGCGCTTTTGAAAGAAGCCAAGAACAGCATCAATTTGATTGCTAGGGAAACTAACTTCGTGGACAAAGTATTTGTCAAAGAACTGCTTAACGTCAGTTGAACTGTCGGTTGCTTGAAGTGAAGGAAGATTAGATGCCATATTATTGTGCTACAAAAACCGTGTTATTATTACCAGTAATATTTACCGCTTTGGCTGCAACTGTATTTTTATTAGTAGCAGGTGCAATTGGAAATGCTGTTCCTTGAACACCGCCAACACTCGGTGTAGCAGTAGATGCTATGCTCTTAGCAGACGCAATGCCCGTCGTTCCGTTAACAGGTAAATCTTGTCTATTTTGATAGTTGTCAATTGCAGAACTTGCATTCTGACGAGCTTGTGCTGTTCCACGTTGAGCATCTGTAGTAACTGAACTTGATTTAAGAGTAGTTAGCCCTAGCGGACTAGGTGTTTGATCGTAATGCTCTGTGCCAAATCCTTCTGGAGTATCTGCGCTAATCTCACCGGTTGAATAATGAACAGCTTCGTAGTTAAGAGTCATTGCTAATTCATGAGCAGTATTAGTTTTACTGTAATCCATAGTTTGATGATCAAAACTTGCAACCATTGGATTAATTAATTTAAACGCAAACCATTGGTGTCTTGCCAATTGATAAATTGTAATGCTGTTAAAAAACTGTCCAGTTGATTTGTTATCTAAACCGTAGTTGTTTGATGGTGCTCTGCCGTATGCATTTCTAGCATACGCACTACCTGGACTAGCAGCAGATGCTGCATCTGCATAGTAGAACCCATAGTAGTTTTGCCACATCTTATTAATCAATCCCATGTTATCGTCGTGGAATTTAATAGTGCAGACGTCGAACTTATGTTGAACCTGCACTACACGTTTTCTGTTATACTGATTAATAGTTTCAGTTTGTAGCGTAAACTTAGGCAAAGATGCGTTCTTTACCAGCATATTAATTTCTTTAGAATGTCGTTGCTTTAAGTCTTGATCCTTCAAGGCAGCGGCATTGATGTTAAATGATACATGAAATAAGAAATCTAATTTAGGAGCCAGCCTAAAATTGTCATCTGCAAACAGTCGTGCAGCATGAGCGTAATCCTTCTGTAAAGTATTAGGATTTAGATTGTTATCACGATAAGCGTTATACGGATTTCCCATACTAATATTTATTTAAAAAATAATATACGCAGTTTATAGCAAGTCACAAAAAAGCTCACCGAAGTGAGCTAATTTGATTATCGTGCGCCGCCGCCTGTTACGCCAGTGCCAGTGTTGCGAGTAACTGCTGTGCCTACACCAACTGTTCCTGCTGTTTGTAAGCAGTTATCAGGTTGGATTGTAATGCTGATCATGCTAGCTTCTTGAGTTGCATAGCTGATTGAATCGTAGTCAACTTTAGTAACAAAGCAACCGTAACATTCCCATGTTTCAAGAATGTTTGGTGTGCTTGCGCCGTTACCGCCGTCTAACATTTCAATACGCATGACAAACTTATAGTCGCTACCAGCTGCTGCTGTAGCTTGTTCAAAGAAGTCATATTGCTTTTGCATTTGCTCACCAACTAACTTGCTAACGTTACCTGTAACGTCATCACGTAGTTTAACAGTGATAGCTTCCCAAGTTGCCTTACCTGCGTAGTGCATTGTTGAGTTGTAAACTTCAAGTGTAATGTCTTTAAACGTTGCACTTGGGCGTTTTGCTTCAGCTACTTGCTTGGTTAGTTCTGTAGTAGGAGTTGAAACTCCAAAGTTCTCAAACATAATGCGGAAGCGATATTTCATCTTCGGCATTAGCATACCTTGAGCGCTGGCGCTCTGGTCTGATGCTAGTGGAACTGTAAATCTTGATAGTGTTGCGATTGCCATTTTATTATTCCTTTAATTATAGACCTTTGATCTCGCCAGTGTTCTTCAAGCGTAATGGAATGTAAATAAATTCCACTGCCTTAACTGGTTCAATAGCTACATCAAGGTATAGTTCACTACGATCAATTCTAGCAGGAGTGTTGTTTGATGTATCGCAAACTACAATGTAGTCATACAATGCACGTTGTCCTACTAATTCTAACAATAGACTTTCAGCCGCTTGTTTGATCTCGTCGCGTGTAATCTTATCGTTCGGTTCAAACACATATGGCTTAGCCAACTGTGTAAACTGTCTACGTAAGTGAATTACTAGACGAGCTACGTTGATACGATCTAATGCACTTGCTGCGCGAGCGCGAGTGTATTGTCCGTAGTTTACAAGACCAGTTCCAGTAATGAAAGTTAATGGGTTAACCTTAACTTGAGCAAGTGTATCGCGTTGTCCAGTGTTCAATGCAACTGATTGGAATTCGCCTTCACCTGTAATATAACCAACTGCTGTTGCGTTAGTAATACCACCACGGCGTGTTCCTGCTGGAGCAAACCAAGGATAAGCAACTTGGTCATTCAATGCAATAGTGCGTAGCATCATGTGGCTTGGAGGAACAACAACGTTGTTACCGATGTTGTCACTTGTGTAGCCCCATGGATAAAACACAGCCATGTATTCGTCACTTGATACTAAACCGCTATCGTTATCTTCTAATGCACCTGCTTGGTTAGTTCCCCAGTTCAACAATGAAGTTGCATCTGGTGTTAAACGTGCTGGTGTATCGCCTACGATGAATGCTGTTAAACCACGATCGTAGTTCAAGCTGATCATTTCGCCGATTAGCTCAGGATATCCTGGGCAAGCAATTAAGTTGAAAATACGTGCTTCTTCGTCACGGATTTGTTGGTTGCTGTTAACAAGAGCTTGTAGCGCCTGGATAACAACCTTACGTTGTGCCTTACGACCAAATGTTCCTGCACCATTTTCTTGATTACCAGCTTCTGATAACCAGCGGTGTGGGTAATACAATGTCATTAGTTCGTCGTTAGCTGATCTGTGGTTACGTTCTGTTGTGTCAACATAGTCACGAACAAAACGCTTAACGTTAAAGCCTGAACGGCGTAGGTTCCATAGCAACATACCTTTTGGATATAGTGCAGGATCCGGTGCGTCAAAGTCTACAAAGTTGCTTGATAGCAAATCTGTAATTGAAGCTGCATCAGCAGTTCTGCCATCTGTATTCCAACGTGCATCGCGGAACAATACGCCGTCTTCAGTTGATTGGTCACTGCTGTCAACTAATACCCACTTCTTAGTTACAAAGTTAAACTTGTAAATCATTGGGAAGTTCTCTAAGTCGCTAGTGTCAATCCATAGATCGCCATTCTTTAGCGAAGTTGTGCCGTCTGCTTGTGTAATAGGAGCAGTTGCTGAAACAATCGGACCTGTAGCGTTTGTTGCGCCGTCACCGTTTGCACCAGATTCGTTATCATACATTAGATAACCGACCCACTTAGAACCGTCGTGAACCATAATGTCCACTTCGTCGATCAAGCTGTTATACCATAATTGACCGTCTGCTGTTAAGCTCTTAGGAGCGTCAGTGCCTGTCTTGTGATATAGTTCTTGCCACAATGTAGCAACATAGTCAAATGCTGTTCCTGCAGGAGCTGCATATAAGTTAGCAGTTGCACTTGCGCCGCTAGTTGCAAAAATTGCAGCTAAAGGAGCATGTGTGCCGTCTGTTAGATAAATTTCGCCGCCGGCAGTATGTGTAATTACCAAACGATTTTGTGAATTAATTTCAGCAACAACACTTACTAATCCTGCTGAGTTAATTGCAGTTGCTAGTGTTTCAGCGTCTGCATCGCCGGTTGCGCCAGTAAATGTAACTGTTACGGCTGCACTTTCAGTAGCACTACCTGTTAAACTTTCTTGAATTGTAAAGTCATATGACTGAGCTGAGAATGTGCTAGAACCAATAACGTTTGAAGTGATAGTTAAACCGCCTGATGCAGTTCTACGGAATACTTTAAAGTTTGCTTCAACTGAAGCGCCTGTGTATTCTTCTACGTTATGCTTTGCATACAATGTGCCAGCCGGTAAGTTAATACCGCCACCTGTTGCATCTAGTTTAGCTAGTGCAGCGCGACCGCTTGCATACAATGGACTTAAAACTTCTTCCCATGCTGCTGTTGCAGTATTGTAACGCTTAACACGAACGCTAGCACCTAAGTTAGGCTCAGTTGTCTTGAACCATACGCTACCTGTTGGGCGCGGTGTTGCGCTGTTAGCTTTGTATAATGGAACGCTAGTGTGTGCAGAAATTTGTAATTTAGTAGCAAAATATGATTTTGCAGCAATACCTAACACATCTGTGTCAATCAATGTTCCGCTCAAAGCAACTTGATCAATTATAGTTGCATCTAAGTAAATTGCTAGACGACCGTTAACGTTAGCGGCATACACGCCGTTATCGTTTAAGTTGTCATTGATAGCTTTAACTAAACCAGAAGCTGCGTTACCAACTGTAGTTGCTGTTGCAGTATACAATGTATTGTTTTCAGCATCTTTGAATACTAATGTTCCGCTTGAGAATGTATCTGCTGGAGTTTTAGTTCCAGTCACTACTGCCCATGACTTAGACCATGCATCGCTGCCTACTTGAACCCACACACCTGTTCTGTTCTTTAAGAACAACTTGCTTAGTGTTGGAAGAGCTTTTGTTAAGTCCGAGTCAGCTGGATTTTCATCGTTTGTAATTACAAGAGCGTAGTCACCAATTGCTCCAACTGAGCCTTTTGGAGCACCAGTTAATGCCTCAATCTTTGATGCAGTTGTTACAACCAATGGCACCTTGTTTACAAATGTCTGACCGTTTGTAACGCTTGCGTCTGATGAATTCCATTCAAACACACCAAACGATGTGCTTGCTGTATCAAACCAGTATGTGCCGTTCTCTGCTTCGCCTGCAGGTGCATCAGCTGATGCATCTAGTTGTTTTGTATCTAAGTCAGCACGAACAACAAATGCTCTGTTGCTTACGCCTAGATAAGAATAAGCAGTTTGTAAACCGTATTCGTTTTGTTCGCCTGCATGGATTGGATTATTGTTAGCGTCAGTCTTGAAGATCGGTGTTCCGAATGTATCGGCCAAATCTTTCTGACTGGTCAACAAGTAAACTTGACCTGCGTTAGCTTTTAGGGTTCCTGGCGCTGTGCCAGTTCCTGCGCCGTTCAGTTTATTTTCTTCTGAAGCAACGATAATTAAAGGTGTTGTTCCGGCGGCAGCGGGTGTGTAAAAACTTTCATCAATAACCGATACGCTTACGCCTGGTGAACTTAGTTGAGCCATTTTATAATCTCCATGTGAACATGTTCTATATGTATTTATGGAGATTTGGATTTTTGTGCTACTTATACCGTTTTAAAAAGGGGGTAAAAAGGGGTAAATATCAGTATGAGGCCACTTTGTTCATGCGGATTACGACCTTGTGCAGTAAACTATCACAAAGGTAATAAAACATACTATAGAAAGCTATGTGAAGCCTGTCTGCACGGTGGAGCCAATGCAGGGTCACCTCGATGGTTTCGATCGGGCTACAGAATGAAAAACACCTGCGACAAATGTGGATTTAAAAGTCCACATAAGGAGGTGTTTAATGTGTTTCATGTAGACGGCGACTTGAATAACTGCCGTCCTACAAACTTAAAAACTGTTTGCTCTAACTGCCAACGGACTCTTCATAAGGAAGGGGTTCGATGGAAGCAAGGGGATCTGATACCAGATCTTTAACCTTGGACATTAGTTCGTCAATAGTGCCATCGTTAGTTAATACGGCATCAAACTTAGTTCCTACCCATGCAGTTTCACTAGCGTGAATGCCTAGTTTTTGCATACGAACTTTAGCTGTCATATAA